TCTGGACAGCTCTAGGAGCTGTTCTCTTGAACTTGTTTGGGAATAGTGGACAGCCACCTGACGCGGAGCACCCGCACGATAGCTCGTGGGAAGGTGCCCGCACCGGATGTCGTCCATGTACTCCACGGTAGTGACATCGCTACATAGCGATTTGGTGAAACGACCGGATCGGTGTTCGTCACGGTGACCCTTGCGGTCCACTGTGACGCCCCTACTCGATAGAAAGTCGGGCTGTTGAGATACGCGGTGCCAGCAGCGAAGCTGACGGGGCCCGCTGTGGTGCCAACTCTAGGCTGGCTAACATTGGGCTGGAAGAAGCTGGTCGACCCAACTCCCGTGCCTACGTTGGTAAACGTTGCCGTGAAGTTGTTGCCAGATCCAACACCGTCATCCGCCAACGTGGCGCCGACTGAGGTGGTGTCTGAACGAGAGGTGACACTGTAAACTTGAACCTCATAAATGCCAGCCCGATAAAACTTGAGGGCATTGAGGTTGCCTTCGTCGTCCAGAGCAATGGCTCCGTCCGTGTTCGAGTCAGTTCTCCAGAGACCGAGGTCCCCAGATACTTTCTCAGGTGTGAAGGTTTCGGGTGCGATATTGTACGCGACGCCAGGTGCACCATTAAGCCAATACTCAAAGTCCTGCAGAGTGGTCTCTGTAAACTCAGAGTCGGCATTGATGCCAACTGTGCCGTCGGGTCTGGAGTTGATGACAACTCCAGGTACAAGCGTGGGTTCAGGTGGGAGAGGTCCAGGTGCCTCGTCCTTCCCGATGACAGGCTTCATCAGCTCGATGTCATAGGAAATCCAAAGCTCGCCCATGGTGTTATTGTAAGCGCCTGGCAATCCTGAGGTAGCAATTTGAAGCTTCCCGTAATGGTAAAATCTCGGGTCACTAACTGCGCCTGGTTGTTGGGTTTCTGGGTCCAACACGTAAAGTGTCTGGAGACCAGAAAATTTGGGGTCGCACTCAATCGCATGAATCAGCGACGTAGACGGATTACACGATACTGCAAATTCGGAGTTCTCCATCTGCACCTTCGTGGAAAAGGCCTGGTCGTTGACGTTGTAATTGGTTGCGATGATGACGGTACCCAGAGGGCCGCCACCTGCGGAATAGTTCGAACTCATGGTCTTGTAGGTGATCACCATACCATGAATCTTGTACTGGGTGTACAACGTAGCCATCCTGGAGAGCCAGGGGAACAACGTCGTATTAGCTGGATTGATGAGCTGAACAAAATTGTTGTTAAACTCATCGGGGTTCGTGGGAACTTTGAGATCCCCGACAAACTCGCGGTGACAAACACGCACCGAGTGATCAGTGCGCGCGAACTGTGGAACCATGTCTACAGATGTAGACACGGTAGACAAGGTGTTAGAACGGACTTGATAATCTCCATAGCCTGTGATGGCCGAGAGACCCTTGCCCAAGCGCTGCCCAAAGGCAGCACCCATAGTGCCACCGAGCATCCCCCCAACAGCGCCCCCGCCTCTAGCGAAGGCACCTTTGGGGATCTTCTTGAGCAGTCCATCCATCTTGGTGGTGAGGTTGTTCAAGGCAGTTTTGTAGTTGCCCTTGCCTTTGATAATCCTCTTCGTTGGGGCCGATTTGGGTCGGCCCTTCCCTTTTCCATTCTTCTTGGTCATCCGTGGCGATGGGCCCACGGTCTTCCGTCGTAACTTTCAGAGACAATGTCTCCTCCACCACTACACGATCGATAGTCCCGTCATCGCAGATGATAAGAGCCCAGTCGATTAAGTAGCGAAATATTTTATCTCTGAGCTGGGTGTCTTCCATGTCCTTAAGGTCGGACCTGTAATTCGCCAATGTGCCCAATAACTTGAGTCTGGGCATAGGCTTCTTGTAAATGGTCTCCACCAACATGCGTTGCCACGTCTGTAGGTAGCAACCCCAACTCCCATCGTCTTTACGATAGAACTTGTGCGAACAAAAGAGAAAGGTGTTAGGGTTCATGACTTCTATTTCACGAATGATAAGACCATGTGCTCCGTAAATCTTAAGCAACTCCGTCTCACCAAAATCGCGAACGATAGGGTTAATTTCGCCAGAATCATCCCCGTTGGCCACTGCTTCATAAGCTAAACAAGCAATGGCCGCGGAAATGCGGGAAATGGTATTCGCAGGTGACGTCATATAACATCCACTGCGTTGAACTTTCTGACTAAAGAAGGACAGAATGTGTCCATCGACAGTCATGTAGAGTATTGAACACGCTGAGCGTGCCCACCAAGATGTGAACCTAAGAAATATCTCCCGGTTCGAATCGTCCACATTATCAGCTGTATGCAGAGCGACAAAAACTGTCATCTTGGTACATAAAATATTAAAACACGCCTCCCAACCACCCACGTCAGTCGCGACCATTGGCAATCCATACTTCGTCTGAAGCATGGACATGCGTTCGGCCAAACCAACACAAGTGTTTTCACCACAAGTGGTCGAAGCCTCGGCGTTAAAGCCTACGCCTAAACCTGATGGGGTGTTTGGGAAATTATCTTTCAGACTATCAACAAAGTCCATAAAGATCAACTTCGTGACTATCTGGTCTATTAATGACACACCGGCGATATTGCGACACTCAGCCTTTCCAACGCGTTGAGCTTGGTCTTTGGGAAAAACCCTAGCAAAACTGCGCAACGAAGTGCCGCCTATATCCAAATGCCAAGCTAGAGGAAACTTGTCTAGCTCAGTAAAATATGGTGAAATGGCGTCGGAAAAATCGCCGACTCCACCCGGATCATCAGCTCTAACGTCACTATTACCACAAAATTGTATAATCAATGAAATCCTGCGCATGACCTCGATTTTGAGTTCGTAGCCATTTGAGTTCATCACTGACTCGTTTGTGGGGTGACGTAGAAAAGGGTAGCCTGGATTGCTATCCTTCTTTATTTCTGAGGGAACAATACGGTTGTAAGCCGCTTCAAATTGTTCACTGAAATCTTTGCTGCCAGTGTCAAGGGCGCGATTGTCCCATCCAAAAGACCAGCGATGTCCGATTCGGGGATTCCGAACTGGTTCATTTGCGTCGTCAGAGACGATTTGTACTTCTCCTTTTCGTCTGATGTCACTCGTTGGTAACCACGGGCTACTCTGGAAAAGCCGAACTGTACGCTCTGCCGTAGCTTTTGTTCGTTCGTCTCTGCTCCTTTCTTGATCGACTCCTGCCAGAACGTAGGGACTTGGGTCTTTTTCTGGGATGGTGTACCCAACTGTATCACCGGCACCGTCGCGCCGCTCATGGAGCTTGATGATGGACCGGGTACAGGCATCTGTGGAGATGTCTGGGTAGTGGTATTGCTCTCCGAGTTGGGGGAAATACTCGTCGAGGGCGGTTTTGGATCGGGCGAAGGGTTCTTTGATTGTTTTCCTTCCTCCGTGAGTGTCGCAGACGAGGCCGACTGAGTAGCTAGGAGCTTTGCAGCCCTCTTCGCCTTCTTCCTCGTCTTTCGGTTGTTCACCTCTTCGAATCCAGATAACTCTGTTGGTGATGCACCATCCTGTGGGGACGGCGTCGATTCCGCAGATGTAATCTCGAGTTCGATCGAATTCGCAGTAGTCTCCTTCTTCTTTGTAGTTGTCGAAGGTTCTCCACCACTGATGCCCGATGCCCCAAGCGCGGGACTCCCGCTCGGGGGCTCGTTTCCCTCAACCACAGCAGCCAGCTTGGCCTTTGCGATAATGTTAGCGAGCATCATTTTGCGCTCCGCATCCTTAGCCAAATCCTCGGCCATTGAAATAGCCTTGGCTTCGCTGTAAGCATTGATGCGCGTGGCATCAAGAATGCGGGTGTTATCTTGCGACTCAAACGAGGCGCTATCGATTACGGGTGGCGCCGCATTTTCTTTGACAACGTTGCCATCCTTACGGTCTGCATCGTCATCAGCATACAAAACCATATTCTTCTCGATTCTGGCCTGTTTGCGGAAGCGGCCGCCCCCAGCGTATCTACCAGCCTCAAATGCGCCTTTGTCGTATTTCCCCTCACAAATGATGGAATTTCCACCCTTGAACTGGTAGTAGCAAGGATCCGCGGGAATCTCGATGATCTTGTCATCATAGAACTTGGCAATCCCGATATCATGGTTGAAGTCGAGATCACGGTTCTTGGGATCCATGATAAAGTCGATATAGGGCGTCATGTCGCCGCTATCTCTGTTCATCCCGCACATCTCACTGACGAGAACATCAGTGGGTGTGCAGACATTATAATCCTTGCCAGCTATGGCCCCGCAGTGCAGAGCCACGATGTATCTTTTGGCCTTGTAGGTAATCCACAATGGCGCTCCGCTATCACCATGTGTAGTGCTTATGGTGTGTGCGTGGTGATACCAAACCTTGTTGACCTCGTTAGTTGCGTCGACAACTCGAACATTGTCAGTCAGCATCTTCCCGTAAGCGCGCACTATCGAACCGTTGTTAATTTGGTACATCTCAACGGCCACGGTGGATTCCCCCGAGCTAATCTTAAGACGTTCGTCAGTGATCCTGCTCTGGTGGGCGACGCGCGTGGCGGGCTTGATTGTGGGGATAGGCCTCCCGTTAACCAAGACGTTAGGCATTGGCATCATCCTCGTAAGAAGAGACGCCATATCAACCTTGGTCGAGTCAGCGAATTTATAGGTCAAATCATACTGACCCTTTGGGCCAATGATCCAGGCGGCATAATCAGCGTGGCTGGCTCCATTAGCGTAGTGGCAAGGAGGTAACCTCACTGGTTTTATCCAAGTCGGACCGTTCCCATCAATAGAATTATGGGCGCCAAACATAGGGTTTCCGTCACACATAAAAGGCATAACGTACAGCCCCTGCTGCGCCATACAGGCCACATGGTTGACGGTGATCAAAAGGTTGACCTTATCACCGTTACCAAGTAGTACTGGCCCCACAATGGCGCCAGAACCAACTTTTGTCCACTCAACGACGGGCTTGCCGTCTGAGACGCCGGTCATAGTTTTCGTAACGAAAGTAACTTGAGACCTGAGCTCCTCCTCGTCAGTGGGTTTCTCAATTGGCACCTTGTGCGTCGAACCACCAATAGATTTCTCTACTATGATGGTCCCATACTTGTTGCACATGGCTAGGAAAGCGGCTATGACGCCTTCCGTAGCACTTTGCGTTTCCACCGGACCCTTATAAACCTGCACTGCTGTCTTGTATCCGAGGTTAAACCTAGACATAAGGTAGTAAAGAGTTTGCATCAGAATCACGTGAGCATAAGGTAGAAGCTGGCCTCGCCAAGCGGCGAGTGTCCAGTTCTTGGACTCGCGATAAAACATAGCCACACTAGGTGTGCAGCAAAATTTCCAAATGCACCTCGTGATAAATCCTAGTGGTGCATATATGAACGCCTCCTGTGCCAAGATGATACAGTGGTTGAAGATGAAACAAACCACGTCAAAAATCGCCTTGACTTTGTTACCCCAAAGCCTGTGTCCCGTTATGGCGTTAATCACGCGATTAAACGCGCCAATCACGCCATTAACAACGTGGTCAATAGTACTTTGGGTAGTGGACAACACCCACGACCAGGCTTTCACCATTCCTTCGTTGATGTTGTCATAGTAGACCTTTTCAACTCCAAGCGCTTCCACTAGGAGACGAACATAATGGCTATGAGTTAACATAGCCACGTATCCGTACTTCTCTATGGCGCAAGTCTTTTCAAACGTTGCGCGCCAAAGTGAGGCATGTCCGTATATGTAATCAGGGTTGGTAGAATCAGATAGAGCTAAAAAGTGGCGCTCTATCCTTTCCCTATCCCAACAAAGAATTTCGTTAGGATCAACCTTGGTAGCCCCATCGTCAGACTCATCGTCAGAATCGTCTGGTAGGGTTTCCGCCTCCTCGATGACGAGATCGGCGTAGCGGCGGTGTTGTGTGAACAAGTAACCCTCACCACATCCTAGCCGTTCATTGTGTTTCTTGATACGTTCGGCGTCCTCAGTCGAGAAAATGATTCCGTAGTTGAGGCAAAGTGGGTTGGTTAGTACTCCGGCACCAACAATCTCTCCGTTCCATTGGCTGGCCGGGTAGGTGTAGATGCGATGGGTGCGGGCGGCATGCCATTCCTGGATCGATGTATTAGCTCCGGCAACAGCGGAAAGCCCTAGTAGCATCAAGGCGAACCACAGGGATCGCCTGAAAGCATCTCTAGCATTCTTGTTGACCTGCCTATACATAGGTGGCATAGGGCCCCCTGGCTCTTCGACGAACTGCTTGATCTGTTTGCGGTGCGTCTCAACATGAGGGTGTAGCATGCTCTTGGGATAGGTCATAGTATGACCCTCGAGCATTCCAACTGCGGTGACAAGACGGGGGTTCGCGATGTAACCATCAGACTTGAGCTGCGAGATGAGCAGACCATTGTCGTTGCCTTGAGGGGTTCTGTGCATGAGCTTTTCGGTGGTCGTGACACTGGGCCCTTCATACTTAACAGCATCGGGACCAAGGTTAGTCGCGTTTTTCAAAAGGCCCATAACCCTCTTGAACATCCCCGGGCTTTTGTCGATTTTCTTGTCACCGTAAAGAGCCCCCAGGCGCGCATTGCGTTGTTCGAAAACGCGCAAGGCGCCTGGTCCGTTCTTGCCTTTGGTAAGGCAAAGACCGCCATAATAATGAAATTGGCTAGCTAACTTGCTGCGGGTTATGAGAGACATCATGAAGACCGCAGTGGTCCACATGCCGTTCCTGATCTCGCCAAGATAGTCCAGCGGTTTTTCTAAAGGGCGGTAAAAAAGGAGCATACACGGCACGACCAATGCAGGCATGTTAAGCCCAGTTGGCACGCGGACCATGTTTATCTCCTCTTTCTCTTCTTTGGCATGCATTGCTGCGATGCCGACCTCGCAGTGCTCGTACTTGGTGTAATTGTCCACTACGGTAGGTCTAGCTGCCAACCTGAAGGCATGTTCGGGATTCATTTGTTTTCCGTTCTCCCTAATTTGCCTAGGATTCATGTCGAGCACCGAAACGACCACGCCGGGTAGCGTTGCGTCGATGATCTTCTTGACAGGTGGTAGTTTGATCTCATCACGAGGGCCGGGGCCATCGATGAGAGGAGCCAAAATTACGATCTTTGGCTCGTTGTGGGGGGCTTCCCCTTCGTTTTGTTTTTCCGAGTTCACTCGGGCCCATTGGGCACGCCCTGAGGCGAGGGGGG